GGGGTGTCGACGTATTGCGGCGAGATGCGGCCGGCAGCGACGCGGACCTGTTCTCGTAACATGCCATAATCGGACATATCACTTTCCTTTCCGAGTGGGTTTGGCCTTACCGCCCTTGGTGGGTCGCGGCGGCTTCGGCTTTGACGGCTTCATACCCGGGCCGCCGAACGTGCCGTGCATATTCCCTCTCCTTATTTTGCCTCCAGGACCTCGATGCGCGCCGTCAGTTCCTTGATACAATTGACCAAGATCGGCACCAGCATTCCCGGCGCCAGGGTTGCGATCTGTTGCTCGTCGATTTCGATGCGCCCGACCATCTCGGGGATGACCGGCTCGACATCTTGCGCGACAAACCCGTAACGGGTTGTCCCGGCCTCCCGGAAAGGCCCGCCGGCGTATTCAAACGAGACCGGGGCGAGCTGCAACACCGCCTCCAGCCCTCGCTCATAGGGGGCGACATTGGTCTTGTAATCGGCATCGCTGATGGTGAGCCAGGAGCCGCTGTTGTTGTAAGTGCCGGCGCCGTTAAAAATCGCGTAAGTCGCGCTGGTGCCACGGCTGCGGAAAATGTGCTGTTGGTTGTCGTAGTAATTTTCTCCCGTCGTGTACATCGCGATGTTCGACGTACCGCCAGTATCGTAGATAGTGCGCAGCGCGCCGCTCTGGGTACAAAAGGCAATACCGCCGACCTGATACTGCGCGGCGTTTACCACGCTGGTGCCGGTAATCGTCGGCGCGGCAACAGAGCCTCCGGTGATGGCGCCGCCGATCGCTGCCGTCGCCGCGCTGATCGCGCCGCTTGCCGCCACGGTACTGGCGTTGATCGCGTTGGCCGTGACCGCGCCGTTAAGCGAGCTGGTGCCTGTCACCGCGAGCGTCGGCACCGTCAACCCGCCGGTCATCGAGCCGCCGGTAATCGGCAAGTAGGTTGCCGACAGCGCCTGTAAGCCGGGGTTGAGAAGCTGAAACTGGGTGCCGTCCCAAACTACGTCGAGAACAGCGTATTGCTGCATCTCGCCGCCGACCAGAGGCAGGGTGTCAGCCAGCACCGGGTAGGCGCCCAGCCCCTGGATGTTGAGCGTTACTGGGCCGGTATTGTCGGCCACCAGCGGGAAGAAAGTGAAACGGTCGCCAACCACGAGCGCGGTCGGAGCCCCGGACGTATAAGTCAGGGTTTGCGCGTTGGGCGTGCCCAGCGAGCCGATCAGCGGCAGGCTTGAAACTGTCGGGCCACCGGCCGGGGGGCCGAGATACCAATTGCCGTCGCCGCCAAAAACAAACAGGGTTGGAACAGACGGCTGCAGCTCGCCGCCGCGCAATAGCGCTTCACCTCGGAACCGGATCGGCATTGCGCCGGTCCCCACGTCCAGGGTCGCGGGTCCCGTGTTCTGAGAAGTCGGGGAGATCAGAAAAGTATCACCGGCAATCGGGTCCACAGCGCTATAGGGCACGATCAGCGCGTTTTCGGTGCCGAGCGCACCCAGATGAGCATTCGCCCGCTCGTACCAGCGGCGAAGGCCGCCCATCATCGCGCGAGCGCTGTTGTTAACAGTTGATGGCATCTGCCCTTCTGGCCAGCCATCAGGCGGTGCCTGATTATTGCTGTCGTCAATCGGCGACCATGTGTTCGGGTCTGTCACTGCTCCACCCACCGCATTGCTACCCGCCGGCTAATCGCAGCAGCAGGAGACATGATGACCAACCGGCCGCGGGCCGGGACGTGTTCCTGCATCGCCGCGCAGGCCGGGAGAAACCCGACAGGGCTGGCGAAAACCTCGGTAACGACGTGCCCGATAGCATCACGCGCCTGCACCGCACGGGCGTAGACTGCCGGCTTGCCGCGACAGCGCGCGACAGCGGTGGCCTTGTCTTCGGGATAACCCAGGATCTCCGCCATCACTCGATCGAAGGCATCAGTCTCGGCCGGCGCGGCATCGAACAATTCTGCGATCCCGAGATCGGTCGTAACCAACGTGCCCTCGGTGCGCTGCACGGCATAAACACCCTGAGGCAACGCCTCGAGGTCGAGCCGCTCGGCGTCTTCCGGCACCATGTAGCAGGCACGCTTTGGGTGGTTGCGGTCGAGCGTTGCGGCAATCTGCGCGCGGATATCGCCGGCCGGCTCGGGAACCGGGGTCACTTGAGGTAGGCGTCCGCTAAGGCCGCTACCGTCGTGATCAATATGCCATCAGGCTTCGCGACGATGTGCGCGTTGATAACATATGACACGAGGTGCGCGTCTTCCGGTGAGAGAAAACACGCGAGCATCGACCGTTCCATCACTGCGATAATCTGTTGCGCCGCACTCATGCTCGAACCTCATCTCGATAAATCGATTGCCAATCCTGTTCGCCTGCCAGCACGCCAAGCACCAGGCACGGCAATGCCAGGGCGGCGGTAACGCTCCGGCCGCGCCACAGTTTGCGGGCGCCCTTGACGCCACTTCTCGCAGCGATGTCCTCTGCCCGCCAGCGGAAGACCGTACCAAGCAGCCTCGAATAGAGACTGTCTGGCTTCCTGCGGAGATGGCGCACGCTGGGGATTGCCCAAACGTAGTAGCCGCGGCGGGCGATCTCGGGGTAGGCAGCGAACACCGGCAACCCGGCCGCCCAGTGACGCTTTGGCAATTTGCCCTGGCGTTTCAGCTCGGTGCAGATGATCCAGGCCGCTGGTGCCGCCATTGCCGCCAAAGGCAGACCTTCCAGTCCCGCTGTGGTTGCCAGCCCCGCCGCTAAGGGCGGCCCACCCGCGGCGATCGAGGCATCTGCCACCGAACCGAACAGCGCGCCCTGGCTCCCCAAAAGCCCACCAGTTCCGCCCAGCCCTCCGAGCCCGCCTACTCCCCCGAGGTTCTTCAAAATCCCGGTCGCGCCCAGCCCGGCGCCGAGCAAGTTTGCCATCTGGTTCTGGAAGTAAGGCGTCGAGGTCTGTCCGCTGCCAGCTTGCGGCTGCCCGATGTTTTTGAGGTACGCGCTCAGCGTGTCGTACGGCGCTTGCTGATTGCCGTAAAACCGCTTGGCCTGGTCCTCCAAGGCCGCCTGCTCGAAGCTGCGGTACTGCTGGTCGATGCTGCTGAGCCCCTGCCCGGCCTGCACGGTGGCATTCGGCCCGGCGAGCTGCGCGGCGGCGACTTGCGGGAACAGCCGCAGCGCGTCGAGCTGCTGCTGATTGCCGGTGGTGTTGGCAGCGTTGAGCCCGCTGATACCGTATTGCTGCGCAAGCTGATCGGCTTGGGTGGCGCTGAGACCGAGACGCAGCGCCTGGTCGTAGATATTCGCGGCAGCCTGGTTGCCGCTGATGCCGGTCTGCAAACCCTGGTTATAGAGCTGCCCGTATTGGCTCGCAGCGACGTCCTGCGCCTGTCTTTCGCGCGCGTAGTTCTGCCCGTAGATGTTGGTCGAGAGATTGGTCAGGCTGTTGAGATAGTTCTGCTGCCCTTGGCTGGCAGCAAGCTGCGCCGCGCCGGAACCGGTGCGACCCGAGCCGGCAAACGACCCGGTGATCCCCGGTGCAGTCGTAGTCTGATAATTCTGGGTGATCGGCGCCATCGCCTGCGCCGCCATCTGGTCGATGTACGGGTTGGCATTGAGGTAGTACCCCGACGCCGTCTGACCGAGCTGGCTGAGCCCGAGGTTGTTATTGGCGGCGGCCCGGTTGGCATACTGGGCGACCTGCGGCGCGTACTGGTTACCGGCATTGGTCGCCAGGTCGGCGACGCTGCGGTAATACTGGCTCGGGCCGGATTGCCCGGCGGCATATTGCTGATAATACGGGTCGGCCGGGTTGGCCTGCGGCGCGAGGGCACTCGAATACGCCGCATTGTATTGCGGCAGCATCGCATTGATGTTCTGCCCGGCATTATACGTCTCGTTATAGCCCTGCCCGACAAACGGGTTGGGGGCGCGAAAATCGGCGAGTGTCTGGCCCGGGTAATATTGCAGCGGGAAATTGTTGAAGAGATTGAGCGCACTATTCCAGCCACCCTGCAGGAAGGGCGCCTGCATCATCTGCGTCGGATTGGTCGTCTGTGCCGTCGTCATGCCGGCAGGGGCAGAGCCTTTGGACATCTAGAGATCCTTGGCGATGATGACGTCGCCGGTTAAATGCGCGCCGGTCCACGCCCGCGCCCAGCCTGGGCGCCCGACACAGGCGATCTGCGTACAGCCGAGTTGCCGAGCGTGTGCTTCGATGGTCTCGATCGCCGGCTTTAGCCAGGCGCGCATATTGCTGCCGCCGCCGAACAAGACCTCCAGGACCCGGCGGCGCGGATAGGGCTGCAAGGTCGTCACCAACACCGCCTCGATATTGCCACCGACCTCGGCGAGCCAGATCGCAGCAGCGCCGGTCATCGCCATCCGCAGAAGGTCGATCGGCTCGTAACAGCCGGTGCGTTTAGTAGCTTTGGCCAGATGGGACTCGATCTGCGGCCAGTGGCTAACCACTTCGTCGAGCGATGGCAGGCGCACAACCGCCCGCTCCGGCTGGGCCATTATCGGCTCGGCCGGAGCATCCCACACAGTCAATGTCATGTCAGATGACGACCCAATCCGTGCCGTTGTACCAGGCAAGCACCGAGTTGGCGCCGCCGCCGGTCACCGGACCCGTCGTGACCGAACTATCGATGATGTAGGCCAAGGTGCCGGCAACCGGTTGCGTCGGCAGTGCGCCGAACGGGGTGGGGGCGAGGGAGGGCAGATTGCTCCAGCTCACCAGCGCATTGATGGCGCGGGCCAGGTCGCGGAACCACGCCGCCCAACCGGTGAGCGGCTGGTCCGGCGGGACCGGCGTGATTGCCATCAGCGCGACAACATGCTGTTGAGCCCCAGTTGCTGCGGCCGCGCCTGAGTAGCCGTCCACCATTCCATCATCTGCTTGAGCAGCTCGGGCGACGGCGGCTGTTGCCCGAATGGCGAGCCTGGGCCGTAATTGTCCGGATCAGCAGGGTCCATCACCGGGGCTTTGTCCGTCCATTCGACCGCTGGTGGCACGGGTCTGGCTATGGTCGGGAATGGCGCGTTATGAAGAAGCCATTCATTGCCGCGCCCCCACAACTGCTGTTGCAGCATGCTGAGAGCATTCTGCTGCGCCATTACCGCAGCCTACCTTCCGGCGCATAAAGCGCGTCGATGCCCTGCAGGTGGCGAAATCCCTGCCCTGCCGGCATCTGCATGCGGAACCGCAGATAACGCCCGGTGCAGCGCTGCGGGCACTCGCCGATCCCGTTGACCGCAACCGCCGGCTCCCAGGTCACCGGATCAGTCAGCCGCTCGCGATGCCCGACCGCGACCGTTGCCACCCCACCATCGATCAGCGGCCGCGTCATCTGCACCCACGAGCGGCGGCCTTCAGTCGGTTGCATCTCGCCGGTCTCCAGCGTCGGCGCCAGAGCCGGGCCGCCGCCAAAAGCCAGGGTGTGGGTAGCGTCAAAAAACGTCAGGCGAGAGCCCGATTGCCCAACCCAGTACGGGTCATCAAAGCTCGGCAATATCGTCTCGAGATCGCCAAACGGGTCGAGCTGGTCGAGATTATATGCGTTGCCGGCATACATCGCCGTGGTGAGCCACTCGATCGTCTGCGTCGGCTCCAGCTCCACGATCGAGGCGCGTCCCAGTTCCCAATTATAGATCAAGAGCCGGTTGTAAAGCCCGTTGCCGCCAACCGCGCTGAAAGCCCACAGAACGGCACGAGAGCGCGGATCAACGGCGCCCTGCACCAGCTTGACGTATTGCGGGTCGAGGAGCCTGAAGAACTCGCGGTCCCATTTCTGCGCCCCGATCGGCGCGGAGGTGGCGCCGTCGAAAGCGTAGAAACCATCTTCACCCAGGGCGTAGATCACTGGACGCACCGCGCCGCCAGCGTCGCGCGCGTGTGATTGCACAATCGAGAACGGGCTGATGGTGCCGCTACTGCCCGCCGCCACCCGGAAGGAGAACAAGATGGGCGGACCGGCGTATTGGCCGACAACAACCCCGCGTTCCAGAAAAATCACGACATCGGCCGCCTGGGCAAACCCGCTGACCAGACCCGTAATGTTGCCGAGATCGGTCTGGTTTAGATCCTGGTAGTCACTTTGAAGTTGCTGCGCCTCGACCGAACCCGGAAGGGGCCAACTGGTCGGGTCGCCCAGCGCGCTCCACCACACCCGATAAGGGACGTGGCCGCTGATATCGTCGGTGGTGTCGCCGAGGAAGATAAAGTCTTTGACCGTGGCGACGAACCGAGCCAGCGGTGCGGCCGGCACCACCGGAGGCCCGGTCGGATCACCGGGCTGGAGATCCTCGAAAGCAGGATCGCCAATCATGATGGTTTGCACCGGGTCCACCCCGTTGGTGGCGATCACCCGGCTGCCGAACGAGGTCATACCCCAAAAGCCGCCGCTGAGCGGCGGCAAGGTCGCGTAAGGTGCGCTCGGACCGCTGACATCGCCCAGCGTCGGCGGCGCTGTCGGCGGCATGACGTAGAGCTTGGTGCGGTCGCCGGCATAGACCCACACGCTGCCGTCCGCATCCTTGACGCTATACGAGCCCTGGCACGCCTCACTCAAAGCGTTGGAACTGGCGGCGACAGCCGACAGGATCGGGCCGTAGCTGCGCGGCGTGAGCGGAAGGCAGTTCTTGATGACCGGGCTGCCGGGACTGCCGAAATCGGCCTGATCGGGCAGCCATTCAGGCCACGGCGCGATGGTCACTTCTTATTTCCAATATCGCCAGGCGTTATCGATAAACCGGAATTGCAGCCCGGCGCCCGGGCCGTAAGCGCTCGTCGGGCCATCCACCACCGCTGCCCCGCCGCTATCCTGCACGGCAAGCGATGTGACGGGGTTTTGCAACGATATCTCCACCAGCATGTCGGTGGCGGGCTGTGGCGGCAGGCGGATCGTCAACACGGCCAAGGGACCGCCCTCGATATAAAGCCCCGGCTCGCCGGGCAGCATAACGACAGTGGTGCCGGACGCCGGCGTGACAGCACGAAAGGCGGCGCCTGACGGGGCTGGTGTGGGTGTGGGTGTGGGTGCCGGTGCCGGTACTGCACTCCCGCCGGAACCACCGCCAACCGGCTGCACAATCGTAATACCGTCCACCCGGACCTGCAGCGCGCCCGGCCAGCGAGCCTTGCGGTCGGCCTGCTCGATCGAGGCAAAAATCGCCTCGCGGCGTTGCAGCCAGAGCGGCGCGCGTTCGTCGTGGCCGATAAACAGCTCGGCCTCGGCGAGGCTCCCAAACAGGTACGCGTCGGGATGCACGCGCAGCAGTATGTTGGTCGGGTTTTGCGCCGACAGAGCCGGCCAGGCGGCGTAATAGTTCACCGTCAGCTCGTACTCGGCGTCCGGCTGCGGGTCGAGGCGGGCAATACGGATACCTGGTTCTCCAGTGCCGACACCGAGAATGCTATAATAGCGCGGCGTGCCGGTGGTCTGCGGTATCGGTCCCGGCGGCAGATACTGCAACGGCAACGTGCCGATCGACATCTGGCGTATTTCGGTACACCCGTCCGGCAGATCTACGGCGGAGGTGCCGGGTGTCGTCAGTAAGAAAGCCTGGTATTCGTCGCCGCCGATCCGCAACCGCCGCCGCGCCTCGGCCTCGAACAGCCGGATCATGTCGGGCACCGCCGGCTGCACCAGCGGGTCAGCCGGGCGCGCCAGCCACGACAAGATACTGGCCTGTAATGCCGAATAACTGTTGAGAGCCATCGATTTACAGCCGCCGCGTGCTCGTGCGCAGATAGCGCCAATCGGGGTCGTTCAGAAGACGGCGCACGGCCGGCCAGTGCTCCCGCCGATACACGTCGACGCCGTAGCGCTGCAGCCAGAGCAAGGCCACATCGACCGGGATGCGGGCCTCCAGGCGCATGGCTTTGTCCTGGGTGACCCAACCGTCACTGTACAAATGCTGCGACTTGTTGGTGTCGATCACCGGCTGCACGTCACAGACGCGCCTGACGATCGCCATGTCGTCGCCTTCGTCGTAGTCGAAGGTCTCGACCGCACCCGAATATGGATCGACATCGAGAATAATAGGTTTCATGCGCTATCTCTAAATAAAACGGGCGGCCCGAAAGACCGCCCGTGAAAAGAGTGCCCAGCCTTTGCAGGCGGGGAGATTACAATACAGACCGCCAGTGCTTACCACTGCGAATGCTGCTGATGTATGTCGGGGCCAGCCCGAACATTTCAGCCAGGACCGCGCGCTTCGCCGAGCTAGCACGAATGAAGCGCACGTCTTCCGCAGTTATCGTGGCACGCCCGTTCCGCTCGCCTTGGAACTTGTCAAACCGCGCGTTTTTAGTCTGCTGCGACCGCGTCGCCCAGCGCACGTTGCCGGGCTCATAGTTGCCGTCGTTGTCGATGCGGTCCAGTGACAAGCCAGGCGGCGGGTCGCCAACATCGGCATAGAACGCTTCAAAACTGTTAAGCCAGCGGTCACAAACCTTGATGCCGCGACCGCCGTAATTAGGCCACGCAGCCTGGCTTGGATTAGTGCACCGCTGTTTCATCCCCTTCCAGCATTGGTAAATCTTGGTTCGCTGCGCCGCTTGCCCGTGCGTCCGGTTAGCCGTGCCCGCCAAGCACCCACAGCTCCGCTTATTCCCCTGCTGAAGCACGTTGCCGATAGCAACGACATCAGTCGTCCCACAATCGCAGACACACCGCCACAACGCCCGGCCTTTGGCAAACCCCGCCGGCTCTACAACCAGCAACATGCCAAACCGCTCGCCAATCAAATTCCGTACCGGCTTGCCCGGGCGATTAGCCATTTCAAAACTCCTGTAATGACACGCTTGCATACTGTGCCATTACAGGAGCATAGTGTCTATGCGACTTGACGATTATGGCGATGTGAGATCATATATGGCCCCCGAACTCTTCTCATTCTTAGCAGTCAAGGTGTACTCGGCGAGGATCATCCGCTTCTCGGCGTCACCGGTCTTGGCGAGCGGCACTTGCGTGAACGGCCGCAAGTAATCCACCGACCAGTATGACCAGTTCAGGATCAGCGCGTCCCTGGTGCGCATAAAGCGGTTGGCGATGACATTCACCGTGTGGAAGTCGCCGACATACACGTCAACCGTGTTCACCAGCTTCTTCTCCATTACGTCGACTTGCTTTGTCGCGTTGCCGGTGAAAGCGCTGAACGCCTGCTTGTTGCCGGGGCCGAGCATGATGACATCGACGTCTTCGCTAGAGTTGGTGAAGATCGACTTCAGCACCGTTTGGAACATCGCCTCGGTTATCGCGCGAGGCGTCCCGTCGACCCGGGCGTCGGTGCCGTCCCCCGTTGGATTGGTGCCGACGTGACTGACATTGGTGATGATCCACGACAGCACCGACGCAAGCTTGGGAGCGGTAGCCGCCGCGCCGGTGACTTTCGCCTGGTTGGAAAGCAGGATGCTCTCCATGTCGATCTTCAACTCCCGCCCGCGTTTCTGCATCTGGTAGGCCAGCTCGGTGCGTCGACCCGCCTTGCTGACCGCATCGAGCGTGCCAGAGATGATCACCTCTTTGCGGCTGATCTGGGTGCGGTTACCCAGGCGAGAGGTGACGCTCGCGGCGCTGAAGGTGGCAACATCATCGCCCTGGAACTGGGCGTTTGCGGTGTTGGCCGCTGCCAGGGAGTCAACTTGCCACTCGTGCAAGACCGCGTCGGCAGTGCCGCGCCCGGCATTGGTCATAAACGGCGTGGTGGAAGGACTGACCAGATAGATGACATCCGCCAGGTCTTCTCTGAGACCTTGCATGCCGGGCGAGCCGGAAAAGGTGGTCGCCGTACCAGTAATAATAGCCATGATGAGGGCTCCATCTGAGGGATGCCGGCGTCGTCCGACGCTGGCGAGTGCCGCTGCCCAGGCGGCGTTTTACTAAGGCGTTGCTAGAGCAGGTCCATCAGGAGAGACACCGCGT